TATGGTGGTTCGTCTGGCGTGTTTGTTGATTCCAACGGCATCCCCAACACACCCAGCCCTGTTTACGTGCCCGGCACCGCAACTTACGCCGTGCAAACGGTTACCGCAGACACTGCTTCATTGATCAACCGTGGCGCAGTCTTCTTCCTGCCTGTTGGTTGCGAACTGCAAGATGTTTTGATCGACATGCAAGTGCTGCCGACTACGGCTGCTGGCACTGTGTCTGGTGTGACCGCGTTTGTGTCCAACCAGTTTGAGACCAGCTCGGGTCGTTACTTCCAGACTGGCTCGCTGACTGCTGTTGGCCGTGCTGCTCTGTCGACCTTCACCACCGCTCAAATGGGCAACCAGCAATCGACTCCGGTTGATATTGTTCAGCCCAGCACTCAGCCCAACCTCTCTCAAGTTGTTGTGACTTTGGCGATTGCAGGCTCCAGCATGACCACCCTGTCTGCAGGCACCTTCAACATCACGCTGCGGTACTTGCAATCCGACCCCTCAATTGGTAACGCTACTACATATCCTTTCGGTAATTTCGACTGATTGAGTTGATCAGTGGGGGCTTCGGCCCCTGTTTTAAAGGAGATTAGTTATGACGATGCAGACCGACGTCCTATCGGCACACACCGAAGCTACAGGCACTTTGGTGTCTGGCCGCACGCGCCTCAAGGGCTATCAGTGCATTTCGGGTGGAACAGCCGGGGATATTATTTTCCGTGATGGCGGTGCCAGCGGCACTATCCGCTTGCGTTTTAATATTGGAACGAGTACACAGCCTATCGGGCTACCCATTCCCGGCCAAGGCATTCTGTTTACAACAGACATCCACGTCACGCTCCCCGCCACTGCAAAAGTCACGGTGTTCTATGGCTAAGACTCCAGCATGGCAGCGCAAAGAGGGCAAGTCCGAAAAGGGTGGCTTGAACGCCAAGGGGCGAGCCTCGTACAACAAAGCGAACCCCGGCAAGCCCGGCCTGAAGGCTCCCCAGCCCGAGGGCGGCAAACGCCGCGACTCTTTTTGTGCAAGGATGTCTGGGATGCCGGGGGCCATGAAAGACGAGAAAGGGAAGCCAACGCGTAAAGCGTTGTCTTTGAAAGCATGGAACTGCTGAACAAAGCCTGCACACGGTGTAAAGTGGAAAAACCGCTTAGCGCGGAGCATTTTCCATTGCACAACAAAACCAAGTCCGGATATGACAGTTGGTGCCGCGCATGTCGATCCGCATACCGTAACGCAAACTCGCGGGGTAAATTCCGTGCGGTTATTTCGGATGAGGCTTTGGCGGCGCTTAAAGCCACCACACACGAATGCGTTATCTGCGGCTCTGCCGAACCGCTTGTCGTCGATCACGACCACGTTACCGGCAAGGTTCGGGGCATGTTGTGCGGCCACTGTAACCGTGGGCTTGGGCACTTTCGTGACGACCCGCAATTGCTTGAGTTTGCAGCGCAATACCTGTACGCTTCAGCCGATCACCCTAATTGGGAAAAATACCGTAATCAGTCGGAGCTTGTGTAATGGATTTGCCAGTCTGGAACACCGTCCTGTCGTTTGCCTCAGCGGCGCTGCTGCTTTGGGTGAAGGTGTCTCACGATGAAGTGAAACGCCTGAGCATCTTGCTGAGTAAAACTCGGGAAGAAAATGCCGAGAAGTTTGTAGCCAAACAGGACATGAACAACGACATGAACAGGGTTATTCAACGCTTGGATCGTCTTGATGCAAAGCTTGACGAGTTCATGAAGGAGCAGCGAAGTGCCCTCAACTAGCAAGAAACAACACAACTTCATGGCGGCGGTGGCCAACAACCCCGCGTTTGCCAAGAAGGCAGGAGTACCCGCTTCGGTGGGCAAGGAGTTCGTGAAAGCGGACAAAGGGGTGAAGTTTGGCAAAGGTACGAAATCCCGTGCCGACCTTCAAAAAATTGGCCGTCCTGATACGGATCAGGGCAAGTCGGAACTATTTGCACGAGGTGGTGAAATGAAAGAATCTAAAGGAATGATGGCCAAAGAGGTCGCGTTCATGAAGAAAAAGGGCGCTCCCAAATCCATGATTAAGCATGAAATGGCTGAAGCCAAAATGGCCAAAGGTGGCATCGCCACTTCTTTGAAGGCTCACGCCGCAGCGCCAGCTTCCAAAGCCCACTCCGGTATGAAGGCCGGTGGGTTTACTCGCTCTGCCGACGGTGTTGCTACCAAAGGCAAGACCAAAGCTGCAATGCCCAAAATGGCCCGTGGTGGCAAAACTTGCTAAGGAGAGCAACATGAGTCCAGCAGAAAAAGAAGCCCGTCAGATGATTGCGGACAAGAAGATGCAAGAGGGTGCTGAACGCGAATACAACAAGCGTTCCTCCGTCGAGCCTTCTAAGGACCCCCGCGATGCAATTCGTGGGCAGAAGGGTTATGCCAAAGGCGGCGTGACTCGTGCCGACGGTTGTGTGTCCAAGGGCCACACCAAAGGCAAAATGATTAAGATGGCCTACGGCGGTAAGGCGTGCTGACATGATGGCCAGTCGCGGCATGGGGGACATCGCTCCCTCTAAGATGCCCAAAGGCAAGCGCACAGCTCGCCGGGATGACACCGACTTCACGCAGTACGCTGAAGGCGGCAAAGTCAATGCGGCTGGCAATTACACCAAACCCGGCCTGCGCAAGCGGATCGTAAGCCAAGTCAAGGCGGCGGCAACGCACGGCACCGGTGCTGGCCAGTGGTCAGCTCGTAAGGCCCAGCTTGTGGCCAAGAAATACAAAGCCGCTGGCGGTGGCTATCGAGACTGACATGAAAGCGCCCCAGCAATCCCTCAAAGACTGGGGCGACCAGAAATGGCGCACCAAGAGTGGGAAGCCGTCCTCTAAAACTGGGGAGCGTTATTTGCCAGAGAAGGCGATAAAATCGCTCAGCCCCGCAGAGTATGCGGCCACCACGAGAGCCAAACGTGCTGGCAAAGCTGCAGGCAAACAGTTTGTAACCCAACCAAAGACCATCGCTAAGAAAACAGCACGGTTTAGGTAATAACCTGTAGGAAATCAAAATGAACCTCGAAACTGTTTTGATGTGTGCTCAAACGACCGCACGACAGCAATTGGCCGCATTGGGCCATGTGGGCGATGATGTCCAAGCTCTGATTGATGAGTTGGCCCCTGCCCCCGTGGTTGAAGAAGCGGCTCCGGTAGTTGAAGAAGCAGCTCCGGTAGTTGAAGAAGTCCCTGCAGAGGAGTAATCCATGACCACCTCCGGCACCGCTACGTTCAACATGGACCTCACGGAGATCGTGGAGGAAGCGTTCGAGCGTGCGGGTTCGGAGTTGCGCACAGGTTATGACTTAAGGACGGCTCGGCGTTCGCTCAACATCATGTTTGCCGAATGGGCGAACAAAGGGCTGAACATGTTTACGTACGAGCAAGGCAGCATTACGCTGGTGCCCGGTACGGCGACATACAACCTACCCGACGACACAGTTGATTTGTTGGAGCATGTCATCCGCACAGGCGCGGGTAATGCGGCTACGCAAGCAGACCTTACGATCACTCGTATCAGTGTTTCTACCTACGCCACAATCCCCAACAAACTGCAGCAGGCACGGCCAATTCAGGTATGGATTGAACGCCTGACCGACGCCCCAAGGATTACTGTCTGGCCCGTCCCTGATGACGTTCAGACATATACGTTTGTGTACTGGCGACTGCGGCGTATTCAAGACGCTGGTAACGGTGTCAACACAATGGATATGCCTTTCCGATTTGTTCCCGCTATGGTGGCTGGTCTGGCGTACCACTTGGCGTTAAAGCTTCCAAATGGCGGAGAGCGTTTGCCTTTTCTCAAGACTCAGTACGACGAGGCTTGGGCCTTGGCATCTGAAGAAGACCGCGAAAAAGCAGCTGTCCGGTTTGTGCCGCGCCAGCAGTACGTTGGGGGTACCTTTTAATGGGTAATCGCTTTGCCTCTGGCAAGAACGCAATCGCAGAGTGCGACCGTTGTGGCCAACGGTTCAAGCTCCGCCGACTGCGCACAGAGATTGTCAAAACCAAGCAGTACAACTTATTGGTTTGCCCCGAGTGTTGGGACCCAGACCACCCACAACTCCAACTGGGCATGTACCCAGTGAGCGATCCGCAGGGTTTGCGTAACCCACGCCCTGATCGAAGTTATGTGACCTCCGGTCCTTTGGCGGATGGTTCACTGGGTGAGGGTAGCCGTATATTCCAGTGGGGTTGGAACCCGGTTGGCGGCTCCATTGGTTTCGACGCCGCCTTAACGCCAAATAACTTGGCAATGAGCGTGCAAATTGGTACAGTAACGATAGTAACGACATAAGGAGCCATCATGGCGTACAAATCAGCAGCAGACGGCATCGCCTCTAAGGGCAAAACCCACGCCAAAGTTATGGCCAATGACGGCCCCAAGGTATCCCCTAAAACTATGGGTAAAAAGAGCGCCGGTGTAACAGGCAAAGCCATGCGTGCCGTTGGCCGCAACATGGCCCGCGCCAACAACCAAAAGTGAGGTCATCATGGCTACCTACAGCAAAAAAATGATGGGTAAAGAAGTTGGCCCCGCCAGCGTATATGCTGAGCCACACACCATGACCGGCAAAAAGACCAAGGTTGAGGAAAACCCCGGCAAGCCGTCAGACCTGAGCGAAGTGAGCACTATTCAGATGTCTGTTGGCAATATCCGCAAGGGTACAGCCCCCGCTGCAAAGACCTCGGGCATCAAGATTCGGGGCACTGGCTGTGCCACCAAGGGCACCATGGCTCGTGGCCCAATGGCTTGAGGTGACGGATGAATTACACCCAGTTGACCGCTGCTATCTGCGATTACACGCAGAACTTTGAACAGGATTTTGTTGCAAACATCCCGGTGTTTGTGCAGCAAGCCGAGCAGCGCATCTACAACACGGTGCAGTTCCCCTCGCTTCGCAGTAACGTCACAGGCTCCACATCGACAGGCAACAAGTACCTGTCGTGCCCCAATGATTTTCTGGCTGTTTACTCCATGGCGGTGATTGACGCCAGCGGCAACTACGAATATCTGCTGAACAAGGATGTGAACTTCATCCGGCAGGCATACCCAAATCCGACTTCTACCGCGATCCCCAAGTACTACGCCATTTTTGGGCCACAGTTTGCGGATTCCAAAGAGTTGACGTTCATTCTTGGCCCCACGCCGAACGCTGTTTACAGCGTGGAGCTGCACTACTATTACTACCCTCAGTCGATTGTGACGGCGGGTCAGACGTGGTTAGGCGACAACTTTGACTCGGTCTTGCTGTATGGCTCTTTGGTTGAGGCGATCACGTTCATGAAAGGCGAAGCCGACATGGTTGCTTTATATGACGGCAAGTACAAGGAAGCTCTTGCACTGGCCAAGCGTCTGGGCGACGGTATGGAGCGTCAGGATGCTTACCGCTCTGGCCAATATAGACAGGCGGTGACCTGATGGCTTTCACAGGAAACTATACGTGCAATTCGTTCAAAACAGGCATGATGAACGGGACGTTCAACTTCACGTCCGGCGCGTTCAAGATTGCTCTGTATACGAACAACGCAACGCTTAATGCAGCTACAACGGCATATACCCCCACAGGCGAAGTTGTAGCAGCGGGCTATACAGCTGGCGGTCAAGCCCTGACTGTGTCTCAAGTGCCCACAACAGGGGGCTCAGGCACTACGGTATATGTTTCGTTTAACAACCCTTCGTGGGCTGGTGCGATCACGGCGCGTGGTGCGTTGATCTATCAAACCGGTGGTGGAAACCTAGCCGTGTGTGTTCTGGACTTTGGTGCGGATAAGTCCTCATCCACCACGTTCACCGTTCAATTTCCCACACCATCAGCAACTTCGGCTATCATCCGCATATCCTAAAAGGAACCACCATGAACAACCTCGCAAAATCCACCGACATCGTGGCCTCTGGTCTTGTGTGCGGCACCCAACCTCAAGCCCAAGCTCGTGCTGGTGGCGTGTACAAAGTTCAGTGCGTTGGCGCTGACGGCCACGTCAAGTGGGAAGAGGAGATGCACAACTTGGTGGTGAACCAAGGCTTACAAGACATGAACGCCAAGTATTTTTCGGGTTCTGGCTACACCGCTGCTTGGTTCATTGGTCTCATCACTGGCCCCGGTTCTGGCACCACCATTGCTGCTGCAGACACACTGGCATCCAAAGCATGGACCGAGTTCACCAACTACACCGGCAACCGCAAAACGGCTGTGTTTGGTACAGCTACCACAGCTGATCCATCGGTAATCAACAACACAGCTTCTCCCGCATCTTTTGCGATTACAGGCGCTGGCGGCAACGTGGCTGGTGCGTTCTTGGCAAGTGTAGCTACAGGCACATCGGGAATTTTGTTCTCCGCCTCCGACTTCCAGTCTCCCGGCGACCGCATTGTTGTGTCGGGCGACACACTCAATGTAACTTACACTTTCAGCCTCGACGCAGCTTGATTGGGTGACACCCTGAGTTTGGTGTAGCACCCGCCACGGCGGGTGTTTCTTTTTGGAGAATTGACATGAAAATCGACTTTGAATTTGACACACCCCACGGCGTATTTCGTGATGCCTTACATCTGCCCGACGACCACACATTCACTGATGAAGAAATCCAAGCCATGAAGCAGCAGCGTGTGGACAACTGGATTGCTGTGGTGACTGCTCCTCCTGTGGAAGAAATGACTGAAGAAGTGCCTCCAACTGAGGAGGTGTAAACATGGCCGACAGATACTGGGTTGGGGGTACTGCCAACTGGGATGCTACTGCTGGCACTAAGTGGGCCGCTACATCTGGCGGTGCTGGTGGTCAGAGTGTGCCTACTGCTGCTGACGATGTGTT